GTAAACCATGAGCGTTCCGCGGTATGGCGTCGCAAAACCTAATCCAGCGGCGCGAAGCGATAGCGCGCCTGTGTTGCCTCCTGAAGCCGTTATACTCCAGCCATCGACGCCCGCATAAAATTCGCTATTGCCGATTGCGTTCGCGCCGATTGCAACGTTCGAGTTGCCCGCGCTCGCCTCACTCGCCGTTGCGCCCCATCCTTGACCGATAATGCTATCAGCGACGCCAGACGTTGACGCTGCGTAAACGCTTGTTGATGTCGTCGTTACGTATGACGACCAGGCCGAAAATCGTTCGCCCTGACGCGCCCTGAAGCGAACCGAAATTGAAGTCGACGGCGGCGCACCGGCAAGCGCGATAATCACGTTTACGTCGCCGGGAATTTTTGTGAAATAGCTTTGACCGGACGAAGTGACGCCGTATTCGACTTCTATTTCATCACCAATAAAATCAGCATACGCTGCATGTGTAAACTGAAAAGCAGGGACAGTCGTCCCGCCGTGCGCGTAAGAGATCGCGGCGACCGAAATCGACGGGACAGTCAAGTCTGCGATCGTAATCGACGGAATTGTCGGCGGAACCGAAAGGTCGACGGCCGTTGTTTCGTCCCATGCCTGCTGATCTGGGTCCACTTCGACCGCAATAATTTCAGTTGTCCCCTTGTCCGATCGCGTGATCTTGTCGACTTCAAACAGCTTGCCCGCCCCAAATCCCCTTAGCGGGCTGGATCGCGTGAACCAATCGCCCGGCCTCAGGTCGCGCACTGTACTGGACAGGAACGCTTCCCGTAGTTCGGCGATCCGGCGCGAATAGGCGAGTTCGAGAAGCGCCAGGCGTTGCGCCCGCTCGCCGTCGATTTCGAAATCATAGTTGCGAGTGTCTGAAATGACGTCGCCGTCTTCGTCTATATAGGTCGCGTTAGACACTGTCGGATAATCGGTCGATTTATAGTCGTTCAGCTTGCTATAAAAACGGCCTTCAATCGTGTTTGCCATGTCATCTATGCGGCCCGCCGGATCATATTGGGTCGTCGCCGAGTTGATCAGGTCGCCGTCGGTCAACGTAATGATTGACGCTTGCGTCCTGACAGGTCGAAAAACGATCCGCCCGCCCTGGTCGATCGCTCGCGCGGCCATCGCTAACGCCAGGCGTTCAAGATTTTCTTTATGGTCGTCAGCTGCGGAAAGCATTCCATGCGCTTCGTATCGCTTATGTGTCCCGCCGGCTTTTAGTGTGACGTTCTCTTCGCATAGATCCGCCAAGTCCTCATATTCTGAATATGGCATAACGTCGGCCGCTTCACCGACGCCGAACCAATAAATTTCCGACAGGGGTTCGGTCGAAGGCATCATTCGGACGCCCTGGCGATAGTGATCAGCGATCACCATCGGATTTACCGAATATTCCCATGTCGACGGCGTCAGAAGCCGGTGCGTTCCAGATCCGCCTGCCGTTGTATCTTTGCGGCGGTCATAAAATTTTGCCCCCTTCCCGCCGAATTTATAGTCATAGCTTTGCGGATTGTCGCTGTCCCATAGATGTTCGATCACGACATAGGCGACACCGCGAAGCCTGTGGTTTGACGTCCATTGCGTTTCCACGCTGTCAAGAAAGGTGTCGACGGTCTGGTTCCAGGCGCCCTTATGAAGCGTTATCCAGGCGCGAGTGCCGCCGCTGTTTAGTGCTGTAATCGCGGTTCGGACGCCGTCGGCGAGCGGGCTTGTGATCATCGCTTGCCCGTTAATCCAAACCTTATTCAGTTCGGTGATCTCGCAATCGGCGATCGCGAAAACACGCATCCAGTTCTTTTTCTGTTGCTGATTGGTGAAATGGGCGACGAATGTCCCTTCAGTCACGAACTCGCCGATCGCCAGCATACGCGGCGAAGGGTCATCCGTCGTCGGGGCTGAAGGCGTCGCCGACCCCTTCTTCGTTTCCTTCGTTCGCCAGATTAGCGCGACGTCTTCAAGCCTCTTCGTCAGATCAAAACCGACATCAGCTGGAAATGCGACCTTCTGATTTTCAGCGCTTCGCGTCTGCATACGTCGTTCAAGATAGATCAGCGACCCGCTTTCGATTTCCATTTCGATGCGCGGCGCCTTGCCGACAGCTGTCTGGTCGGAAAGGCGCCTAATGCGACCGTATGTGTCGGAAATAACGTCGCCGGTGTCGGGGTCGCTAGTGTAGTGAATGTTGCGAATGCGTATCTGACGACGGCGCCATTTCGCGTCCAGTAGGTCGGCGAGAATGTCGCCGTCGTCTAGCGCGCGTGAACTGTCGAAAAGAAGCTTTGTTGTCTCCGGCTTCAGGTTCGCTTCGCGCTTCAGCTTGTCCGGCGGCGCGAAGCGGTCGCCGAGACCGGTAAACGTATCACCGCCGACGACGACGTTTCCGAAATCGTTCCAAAAACGAACCGTTCCAGTGTCAAGAAAGACTTCGACAAACCACCGCGACTTGATCCCTGTCATCGGATGACCTGCCGAGCCGTGAAGCTGACGCCGCGCCGACGGCTGCGTTCTGTCCACTTGACGCTTCCGTCAATCCTGAACTCGCCAAGCGCTTCAATGCGGCGCGGCGTCGTCGTCGTGGCATGTGGATATTGTGGTTCTGGCCAGACGTCTAATATGATAGTTCCCGCTGCTGGCGTCGCGTCGGCTCGCACAATGCCGATATAGTAGCCATTGTCGGCGGTCCTATAGCTGACCATATCCCCGACTTTCGCGGTTCCGGTTCCGGCGCCCGTGATCGATATTTGGCGCGTCCCGACATTTATCGAAGGCACCGCAAGCCCGGCGTCGCTGACGATCAGCGGATCGCCTGGCTTCTGGCGGAAAAAGCGCGGCATTGTGAACGTGAAATCAGCGCCGTCGCGTTCAGCCAGGAAGACCGACCATTCGTCGAAATCGGATCGCGAACGGAAATCGGCTTCGATGTCGACTTCCCAATAGGACCGACCTAATTCCAGAACGTCAGAAGCGCCCGCCAGGGTTTCGGGCGCCGACTGTTGAACGGCTGGCATCCATTCAGCCTTAATTATACCCCGGCAAGGAAGAAGCGCACCAGCCGCCATGTTTACACCTTCTGCATTCTGGCGGACTGATTAGCCTCGCAAGTCGCTAACGCCGGTGCCGAGCGACCGTCTGCACGCGGTTTCTGCGAACTGCTGACATGACTGTTTCTTCGATGTCGGCGTCGCGTCGGTTCAGGCTTTCCTGAAGGGCGGCGAGCGTTTCGGCCGTGCCGATGTCGCCTTGAACGACAAGCTGGGTCGACCCAATACTGACCGATGAAATACCCCGGCTTGCGCCGATCATGTTTTCGACGTTCGCCCCGGCATTGATCGCGGCGAGAATACCCCTGTTCGCCGCCGTGCCTGACGCCGTGATCACGCTCTCCCCGCGAGACAGGTTCGCCGCTATGCTGTCGCTCCGGCCCGTGCCGGGTCCGCGAATGTCGACGCCGCCGTCGGCGAAGTTCGCCGCCGTGCTGGCGATAGTCGCGACGACGCCAGCCCCTAGCGCGGCGACAGTCGCCCCCGCCGCAATGTTCGCCGGGAAGGGAAGCGACAGGGCGCGCGCGACGCCGGTCTGAATTGCGATGATCGCGGAGGCAATCGACGCGGCCTTCTCGATTGCAAACAGGGCTTTGTATATGCCGGACTGCTCGCCCGCGAAGGTCTTCGCCAAGCCCGCCAAGCCGCCGAAGAGCTGCTCTCCCGCCGCGAGCTGCATTTGCATTGACGTAGCGCGGATTTCCGCGAGTTGATCTTCGGTCGCCTGTTCAAGTTCGAGCCTCCTGATCGCGTATTCTTCGCGCGTGATCGCCTCTTCTTCGAGCCCCTCCTTCAGCGCTTCGAGCTTCGCTTCGCCAGCCGCGCGAACGCGCTCCGCTTCGCTGTCTGAATATTCGCCCTCGCCGAGTAGCTGCGCCCGAATGTCGGCCACGGTCGCGGCCTGCTCTTCTTCAAGAAGGCGGATCGCTTCGGATTTCCGGGCGGCGTCCTTGATTTCGTTTTCGATCGCCTCGCGGCGGGCTTCATATTCGCGCTCGATAATTCCAATCGTAAAGCCTGCCAGCTCGTCGCGCCGGTCCATAAGATCGGAGATTATGTCTTGTTCCGACTTCGCCTGATCCGCCTTAATTTTGCTCTTCTCGACCTCGCGGTCGACGAAGGCGTCGAAGTCCTTGTCGTCAGCCTCGCGAATATCCGCGAGCTGGCTCGAATACAGGTCGTTTGCCTTCGTGCGAAGAGCCGCCTTCGCAGCCTCCGATCCGCCCGCCTTGTCGATTGCCGCGAGCTGCTCTTCGAGAACGCGCGCGATCTGCTCTCGCTGGCTTTCGAACTGGCCACGATATGCGCTCTTTAGATCGTCTATCGCCTTCACGGCGTCCTTGTCAGCTTCCCCTCCGCCGCCCCCGCCGGTCGACGTCGACTTCGGCTTGAACGCGCTGTCAGGCGCGTCAAGAAGTCGGCCCCGCTGTTCAGTCGCGCGAGCTAGTGCGGCCTGAAGTTCCTTCGTCAGTTCGATCTCTTCGGCGATCCGCCCGTTTGCTCGTGCCGCATTCTCCGCGCCGCCGAACGCCTTTACAGGCGAGTTCGCGAGAGCCGCAAGCTCTTCCATTTTGTCGGCTGATTTGGACAGCTCCGCGTTTAGCTCTATGATCCGGACGGTCGCCACGTCAATCGCGCCCTGGCGCGCGGCCTTGCCGGTCGCCTCCATCTCTTCGCGTATCTTGCGATACTTTTCGGGGATCGGGTCAAGGGCGTCGAGAACGTCGACGGCCCCGTCTTTTATCGCGCCGAACGGGGCCGGAAGGAGCGCGTCGATTGCGTCCATTTCTTCGCCGATGGCGGCGAGCTTCGAGCGCGTTCGTTCGAGCGGTGTTTCGGTCTTGCCTGCCTGAATTGCCATGTAGGCAAGCGCGCCAGCGGCGGCGGCGACGCCGATGATCAGACCGACAGGGCCGAACATGAAGGCGGACGCGGCGCGTAGGATCGACATAGCGCGAGCGGTCGCGGTCGCGCCGACTGCGATTGAGTTCAGGCCGTTGACGATAGAGAGCGCGGCTTGTGCGCCGAGCGCGCCAGTGAGCGCCGCCCCGGCGACGATCAGCGCTTCGCCGAAGCCTTCGACGTCGTCAGCGATAAAGTTGATCGCGTCGCCCATCGTCTTCGAAATCCCGGCGACCTGGCCACTTTCGTTCAGGTATTCCCCGACCTTCACCTTCAGGCGGTCGAAGGCGAGAACGGTCGCGTCGGAAGCGCGCGGGATCGTGACCGCGAAGGCGGCGTCAATGTCGGCGCCGCTCTTCAGGATTGCTTCGAAGACCTTCTTCCCGGTCAATTCGCCCGCCGCGCCCATGCCTTTCAGCTTGTCGGATGTGACGCCGAGACCCTTCGCGATACCTTCAAACAGAAGTGGCGCGTTCTCGCGTACGGAACGCAGTTCGTCGCCGCCCAGGATACCGTTAAGCGCCTGACCCAGCTGCATGACACCTGCCGACTGTTCGCTTGCGGCGGCGCCGCCCGCCTCGAAGCTTCGGCTGACGATCTGCGTCGCCCTGGCGACATCTTCTTCGCTCGCCGCCATCTTGCCGGAAACGCGAAGCATCCGCGAATAAAGGTCGACATATGAAGAGATTTCAGCCCGGCTTTCGCGCGCCGCGTCCTGAATTTCGTTCAGCGACTTAGCCTGCACTCCGGAGATCTGCGACGATGACGCGAGCTTGTTGTTCAGGTCTGCCCATGCGTCAGTATATTTCACGACTTCGCGCGCGCCCGTGCCGAGCGCAATCGCGACAATGGCCCGGCGAACGTCTTTCGACATTTGGTTCGTCGAGTTCGTGATATTGCGGTTCATCTGCTGATAACGGCGCTCGACCTTATCGGCTGTCGTTTCTGTCAACCGCGCCTGACGACGCATCGCGCTTTCATAGCGCTTCATGTCGACGCGCAATTCGGTGATCAGAACTTCGATATCGTCAGCCATAGCGCGCGATCACCTCATCAAATTCATCATCAGTCGGCGCCGGCGTGGAACTGACACCTTGTGACCTTAGCCAGCCGTCAGTTGCGACGGCGTATTCCCACAATGAACAGGCGTTGACTTCCGAAGGCGTCAGACCTGCGGCGAGACCGGTTCCGAAATAGGCGGACCATCGAAGCTTGCCCCTGGGTAGGGGTTCGGCGCCAGCTGGTCCGCCGTCGGCTTTTCCGGCGGTGCATCTTCCAGGCCTTCAGGCGCACCGAAAAGCGCCGCCGATAGGATGACCTGGGCAAACAGAGCGTTCTGGCCTAACGGCTGATCGTCGACGTTATTGATCGTCAGCTTCAGCGCGTCGGTCACTGACGCCCCTCCGCCAATAAGACCCAGGCGGATCGTCTCGCGAACGTCATTGACGCGCCAGGAACCACCTTCAAGCCGTGAAAGGATGAAAGGCGGACCGGCGTCGCACTTCTCTTGAAGTTCGATCAGCTGTTTGATCTTCAGGGCGAAGGTGTGTTCACCATCGCCCCAGTTGATCGATATTTGCCCCGCGCGCGACACGCTTAGGCCTGCGCGGCTTCGGCGACGACGCCGTCCGAAACGAGCGTAATCGAAACGGTCGCTTTTTCCTTACGGTTGCCGCTGATCTCAAATTCGGTCAGGTGAAACGCGCCTGACAGGACATAAGCGCCCGACAGACCGTCAGCGAT